ACGGCCATCCCGCCGGAGAGACGGAGGAGATGTTCTGGACAGGACCCTTCGACAGTCAGTGTGCCAACTGCCATAGCAGCGACCAGGCGCGACTGGAGCGCGGCGCCGCGCAGGTTCGCGGGTGCGACAACGACGGTTGGCCGATAGGTCACTGACGGTTCCACGGCCCGACGTTCCACGTCGAGGGGGTAGGGGGGGCGAATTTATGACGTCGGCCGGCTCCTAGACCGAGCGCCCCCCTTTCTTCGCGCATCCACAGTTGGAAAGACGACCCCCCGACCGGGGCAGAAAATGGCAAATCCAAGGACACCAGCCGCAAAAGCGGCAGTTTCTGGCGCAGCGGCCAAGAACCCAAAACGGCACAAAGACCGCAAGACGCCGAAAAAGGCCAAGGCGGTCGGGCCTCCCTACAAGGGGATGACCAAACCGCAGATCGCGGTATGGCGTGAGCAGGTCGAAAACATGCCGTGGCTGCATGCCGGCCACCGGTTGTTGCTGCGCCAGGTCTGCATCTTGGCGGCTCGGATGGAGACCGACCCCGAGATGGGGGTTTCGGCCCTTCAGGCGCTGGGATCCCTGCTTTCCAAGCTCGGCGCAACGCCGGTTGACGAGACAAAAGTGAATCATGGCGGCGAAGAGGACGAAGACCCGGACGACAAGCACTTCTAACTGCCGGACCGGCGAGTACCCGCTGGCGGTGGTTGAAGGGCGAATCGTGGCGGGCCCCCACGTGCGCAATGCCTGCCGGCGACACCTGAAAGACCTGGAGGACGGCCACGAGCGCGGCTTGTACTTCGACCGGGAAGCCGCCGACAAGAAGATCGCCTTCTTCGAAGAAGTGTTGCGTCTGAGCGAGGGCCAGTTCGAGGGCAAACCTTTCAAGCTGCACCCAAGCCAGGCATTCAAGATCGGCAGTCTGTTCGGCTGGAAGCAGGCGGACGGCACCCGGCGCTTCCGCCGCGCATACATCGAGGAGGGCAAGGGAAACGGCAAGTCGCCGATGGCTGGCGGAATCGCGCTCATCGGGCTCTGCGCCGATCAGGAGGCTGGCGCCCAGGTGTACGCGGTGGCCTCGCACAAGGATCAGGCCGGCATTCTGTTCCGGGATGCCGTCAAGATGGTGAAGGCGTCACCGGCGCTGAAGAAGCGGCTGGAGTTCTCGGGCGGTGAGGGCAAGGAATACAACATCGCCCACCACAAGTCGCAGAGCTACTTCCGGCCGGCGTCTCGTGACGTTGGCAAGACTGGATCGGGCTACCGGCCGCACTTCGTCCTGGCCGACGAAGTGCACGAGATGGCGGACGGCAAGATCATCGAAATGATGGAGAACGGCTTCAAGTTCCGCCGTTCCCCATTGCTGTTCATGATCACCAACTCGGGCAGCGACCGTAACAGCGTTGCCTGGGCAGAGCATGAGCATGCGGTCAAGGTGGCTGCTGGCCACCACGAGGCCGTGAACGATCCGACCTTCGTCGGACACGTCATTGATGACCGTACGTTCTCGTTCGTGTGCGGGCTTGATGAGGGCGACGAGCCGCTCGAGGATCCGGCCTGCTGGGTGAAAGCAAACCCGATGCTGGGTATCACCATCACGGATGAATACCTGCAGGGCCGGGTCGACCTGGCCAAACAGATCCCGAGCAAACTCAACGAGATCCTGCGACTCAACTTCTGCATGTGGACCGACGCCGACCAGGCGTGGATGAGTCGCGAAATTGTCGAGCCTGCGATGCAGTCGTTCGACAGGGCGCAGCACCATGGCAAGCGCCTCCATCTCGGGCTGGACCTGTCGCAGAACCGCGACATTACGGCTCTTGGTGCGGTAGTGGAGACCGGATCGAAGGAGGTCCTGGTAGAGGTTGAGGGCAAGAAAACCCTGGTCAACAAGCCAACGTTTGATGCGTGGGTGGAGGCGTGGACGCCGGGAGATACGGTCAAGGCTCGCGAACTGCGCGACAAGCTTCCCTACAGCACGTGGATTGCAAAGGGTCACTTGCACGCCCCGAAGGGGCAGACGATCAGCTACCGGCACGTCGCGCAGACGGTGGCCGAGTACGACCGGGACTTCGAAGTTGTCCAAGTGGCTTACGACCGGTACGCGTTCCGACAGTTCGAAGAGGAAGTGAAAGAGCTGGGGCTTTCCGTCTCGTTCGTTGAGCACCCGCAGGGTGGCCTGAAGAAGGGCAAGCCCACGGAGGCTGCAGTAAAGGCAGCTGCCGCAGCCGGCAAGCCGCCGCCGGAAGGCCTCTGGATGCCCGGATCGCTCCGGTTGTTCGAAGAAGCCCTTCTGGAAGGACGCGTCCGCTTGCTCGGAAACCCTGTGCTGGTGTCCGCAATCATGTCGGCCGTCATCGAGAGCGACAAATGGGAGAACCGCTGGCTGTCCAAGGCGCGTTCAGTCAACAAGATCGACGCCGCGGTGGCGGTAGTGATGGCCTTCGGCTCCGCACATTCATCGGTCGCGCCCGCCTCTGTCTATGAGCAGCGGGGCATCCGATTCTTATAGGAAACGCAATGTCCAGGTTCAACGAAGAAGACCTTAAGTCGCTGGACCGGCTCTGGAATCCACCGCCGGCGGCGCCACCAAGTGCACGCGCTGAGGCCGGCCAGTTCGCGGGAATGAATGATCCGGCACTGCTGGAGTTCATTCGATCACAGGGCGGCCACGGTGGCGGTGGCTACCAGTTGCGCAACATGGCAGTGCTCCGCTGCCTGTCTCTGATCTGCGGGACCATCGGCATGCTGCCGCTGAACCTGGTTGAGTCGGGTGGGAAGAAGCGGATAGCCACCGAGCATCCCGCGCACCGCCTCCTGAAGATCAAGCCGAATCCATGGCAGACGCCGCTGGAGTTCAAGCGGCAGATGGAGCTGGCCCGGCAGCGGCACGGGGATGCCTACGCGCGGATCGTGTGGTCAGCAGGCCGGCCAATCCACCTTATCCCGTTGGATTCCCCAGCGGTGCGGGCGGAGCTGGGCGACGACTGGCGCATGCTCTACCGGTTCAACAGCAAGAAGCGTGGCGAGGTCATCCTCAAGCAGGAGGAAGTGCTGCACATCCGCGACCTATCCGTGGACGGCGTGACGAGCCTGTCCAGGATGAAGTTGGCAGATCGGGCTATTCGCCTGGCGCTGGATGCGGAACAGGCAGCAAGCCGGATCTTTGAGACCGGCAACATGGCCGGCGGCGCCATTGAGGTGCCAAATGCGCTCAGCGAAAAGGCCTACGAGCGCATGCGCACGTCTCTCGACACCGAGTATGCCGGCGCCGCCGCGGCACAGCGCTGGATGTTGCTGGAGGAGAACGCCAAGGCGAACAAGTTCGGCAGCACCGCCCAAGAGGCCCAGCACGTCGAGAACCGCAGCGCACAGGTGGAGGAGGTGGCCAGGCTTTACGGCGTCCCCCGACCGCTCCTGTTCCTAAGCGACACCAGCTGGGGCACTGGCATCGAGCAGCTGGGGATCTTCTTCCTGCAGTACACGATGTTGGAGCACTTCACCAACTGGGAGCAGGCGGTCGCGCGATCGCTGATCGACGAGCGGGACCTGGAGCGCTACCAGCCCAAGTTCAACGTGCGGGCGCTGATGCGCGGCACGCTCAAGGATCAGGCCGACTTCTTCAAGGCCGCGCTCGGTTCCGGCGGTACGGCGCCGTTCCACACGCAGAACGAGGTCCGCGACCTGCTGGATTATCCGGAATCGGACCAGCCCGGGGCCAATGACCTGATCAACCCCATGACACAGAAGGGAAAGAGCAATGAGCCTCCGGCAGCTGCCTGAAATCCGTGCCGAGCGACGGCTCGGCGCCGCCCAGTTCGACATGCGTCCCGACGCTCTCGAACGGTGGGAGCCCGAAGTTCGCGCCGCCGGCAACGACGCGAACAGCATCTCGATCTATGACTCGATCGGCGAAAACTGGGAGGGCACTGGCGTCACCGCCAAGCGGATCAGCGCCGCCCTACGCGCCATCGGCGAGAAAGACGTGGTGGTGAACATCAACTCGCCCGGCGGCGACTTCTTCGAAGGTGTCGCGATCTACAACCTGCTGCGCGAGCACCAGGGCAGGGTGACAGTCCAGGTCATGGGCCTGGCCGCGTCGGCGGCGTCGGTGATCGCGATGGCCGGCGACGAGATCCTGATGGGTGACGGATCGTTCCTGATGATCCACAACGCTTGGGCGGTGGCCATCGGCAATCGGCACGATATGGCCGACGCGGCAAAGCTGCTGGAGCCCTTCGACACGGCCATGGCCAAGGTCTACGCGGCCCGCTCGGGCGTCACCGAGGCCGAGGCGGCTCGGATGATGGACGAGGAGACCTGGATCGGTGCCGCCCAGGCGGTGGAAGACGGCTTTGCCGATGGTCTGCTCGATGGAGCTGCTGCCACCAAGGATGCCAAGCAGGCATCGGGTGGGCGCAAGGCTCTGGCTTTGGTCGAAGCGGCGATGGCCAAGGCCGGCCACTCCCGATCCATGCGACGCGACACCCTGAAATCGCTGTTCAACGGCAAGCCGAGCGCTGCCGGGTCCGCTACGCCGAGCGCTGGCGGCAACGAAACCTCGGCCCTGCTGCAGGGCCTTCTCGACAACATCAAAGCCTAAGAGGCCAACACATGACCAAGATGACCCACGGCCGCGTCCCGCGCGGCCTCGTTTCCGTGCACGCCGATGGCGGCAGCCAGCCTGACGTGAAGGCGCTGGTGGAGTCGCTGAACAAGGCATTCGCCGAGTTCAAGGCCGAGCACACCAAGCAGCTCGAAGAGATCAAGAAGGGCAGCGCCGATGCACTGCAGGCCCTGAAGGTCGACAACATCAATGCCGATATCACCCGCCTGCAGGCTGCGGTCGACCAGGCTAACACCCAGATGGCCGCGTTCCAGATGGGCGGTGGTAGCGCCGGCAGCGGTGTCGCCGATGCCGAGTACACCGATTCCTTCCGTGCCCACTTCCGCAAGGGTGAAGTGCAGGCGGCCCTGAACAAGGGCGCGGCCGATGAAGGTGGATACCTGGCCCCGGTCGAATGGGATCGTTCGATCACCGACCGACTGGTCATCGTGTCGGAT